GTTGGCGCCAGACATGATCACGGTAGGCGCTCAGTTTATCATCGAGTTCGCGCGCGGAATATCAGACAACCTTCCGGAACTCAGAGCGGCAGCAGAGGAGGCGGCATCGGAACTGATCGACGCGGCCGGAGATGCAATTCAGTCGCACATGGACTTCCTGCGGGACGATTCAGTCGGAGCATTTGAGAAAATCGTATCTCTTCTCCCGGCGGCACTTGCGGGCTTCCTGGCATTTAAGAAGATCGCAGGCGTGGCCAAAAACGTGAAGTCATTCGTGGACTCAATCAAAGGCGCCGGAAAGATCGGAAGTTCAGCGAAACAGGTCCAGAACGCATCGAGCGTCATGTCTGCAGCGGCGAAGAATATGCTCGGCGCAGGCGTCGGGTTCGGAGCGGCAGCGGCCGGATTATGGATCCTCGTAGATGCGGCAATCCGGATCGGAGAAGCCGGACCTGGGGCGGCAGTTGGAATGATCGCCATGGCGGCAGGAATCGTCGGAATGATGGCGGTCGCAAGTAAGGTCGCACCACAGCTTCAGACGGGAACACAGGGCCTCCTGGCGTTCGGTGGAGCGGTTCTGATGGCATCTGCAGGAATGAGCCTAATGGCGATGGCAGCAGCGCAGATGGCAAGCGCAGGACCACTGGCGGCGGTCGGATTGACGATCATGACAGCGGGAATGGTCGGAATGTTAGCTGTGGCCGGAGTCTTTGGACAGGCGCTCTCAACAAGCGCAGCCGGCCTCCTGGCCTTTGGTGGAGCGGTTCTGATGGCATCTGCAGGAATGAGCCTGATGGCAATGGCGGCGACTCAGATAGCGGCAGCGGGCCCGTTGGCGGCAGTATCCCTCGGAATTATGACCGCGGGGATGATCGGCATGCTGGCGGTAGCCGGAGCGCTTGGCCCATCCCTGACAGCCGGGGCAGTCGGCCTTCTGGCATTCGGAGCGGCCATCATTATGGCAAGCGCGGGATGTCTTATCATGGTTCAGGCAGCAACACAGCTCGCGGCAGCAGGAGCGCCGGCACAGATCGCAATGGCAGCCCTGGCAGCAGGAGTCCTGGTGATGGGCGCAGCGGCCGGAGCACTGGCTCCATTGTTACTGGCTGGGGCAGGAGCCCTGGCGGCATTCGGGGCAGCCCTGGCAGTTGTCAGTGCAGCAGCGCTTCTCGGATCGGTAGCCATCACAGTGATCGCGGGAGCACTTCCGCAGCTTGCTACATACGGAGCATCCGGAGCAGTGGCAATCCTGCAGCTTGGATCAGCGATGATGCTCTTCGCCGCAGGGGCAGCGATAACCGGCGTTGGAGCAGCGGCAGCAGCCCTCGGGCTCGGTACCCTTGCATTAGCAGGAGCCGCAGCAGCCCTGGCAATGAAGCCACTCGCGTCGGCAAGTAAGACCGTGGCGTCTTCGGTAAAGACAATAAATAACAATGCAAAAGAAGCCGGAACGGGGCTGAAATCAATGGCGAAGGGAGCTGTCAGCACCGCAGCCAAGATGACCGCTCTGTCAACCGGACTGAAACCTGCCGCATCAGCGCTCGAATCGTTCGCCGGTCCAGCAACTGCAGCGGCAACCGCTGTGACCGCGCTCATGACAGGAATGAGCGGAACCGCAACCGCGGTCATGATGCTTCAGGTGGGAATCATGGGAGTGACAAACGGACTCAGAATGGCCGTCGTCAGCTTCCAGATGTTCAACGTGCAGGCAATGAGTATCCGGACAGGGACAACTGCAGCAGCTTCAGCATTTACGACACTTTCCGCAGCAGTCCCGCCGCTGGCATCCTCGCTGGCAACCCTCAATCCGCCGATGATGACTGCAAGGGTGGCTCTTATGAGCTTCTCGGCATCGCTCGCGGCCACAAGGGCGTCGATGGCCGGCTTCGCAGCGTCCGTGACATCGTCAGCGATGGCATTCACGACCATTACAGCAACCGCGCAGACATCCATGACAGCCATTCAGACGACCGTCACCATGACGATGACCATGGTCCGGACGACAGTGCAGACAACAGGGACGCAGATAACATCCATAACCACGACGACCACAACGACCTCCGTGACGATCGTGAAGACCGGAATGTCGCAGATGGTAGCTGCAGTGGTGAGCGGGTGTTCACAGGCACAGGCAGCAGCAAGATCCGGAGCATCTGGTATCCAGGCGGCATTTGCATCCGTGAACCTTTACAGTTCCGGCGTGAACATGATGTCCGGACTGATCAACGGAATGAACGCCATGCGGGGATCCGTAATGGCAACAGCATCGAGCATCGCAAGCGCGGCAGCTTCGTCCATCAATTCAGCGCTGAAGATACATTCTCCTTCAGATGTGACCACGGACTCTGGTCAGTACACAGGCCAGGGCCTGATCGTCGGAATGAGAAGGATGGCGCGCCCGATCAGGAAGGCAGCACAGCAGAGCATGGCGCAGCCATTAATGGAAGGCGCTGGCGTACAGAGGATAGAGGCCCCGGATACGGTGTCCAGATCATCCGTGATCGGAGAGACCGTGCAGCGCTTCAGCGGCGGATCCGGGAACACGGGATCCGGAAACAGGGATGCAGAAGGCAACAGCACATTCATCTTTAGTCCTACTTATCACTTTGAAGGCGATGCTCCGTCCAGAAAAGACCTGGAGGATGCAAACCGGATGAGCCAGGCAGAGTTTGAGAAGATGATGAAGGAATACCTGAGAAACAATAAGAGAGTATCGTTCGCATAAGAAAGGAGGCGGCAAGATGGCGGGAACATACAAGACCACACAGGGAGATACATGGGATCTCATCGCTTACAAATTATTCGGAAGCGAGAAATACATGAAGAACCTGATCGAAGCAAACTGGCCGCTCCTGGACGTCCTCATTTTTCCGTCCGGCATCGAATTAACGGTGCCGGACCTTCCGGAGGAGCAAGACGATGATCTTCCATTCTGGCGGAACGATGGGGAGGTGGATGAGTAGTGGCCAACCCAAGAAAGACCGTTCCTGATCTTAACTTCAACGGAAAAAACGTCAACACGGAGCTGGAAGATTACCTGAAATCTGTGGAGTACACGGATGTGGCCAGTGGGGAAAGCGACTCCATAAAGATAAAGCTGCAGAACATATCCCTGCGATGGCTGAACGGGTGGTACCCGGTAAAAGGAGACAAGATAGGAGCATACCTGCAGTTTCAGAACTGGGACCGAGAAGGGGATAACTTCAAGCTGCAGTGCGGAGAGTTCGTCCTGGACGAGATCAGCTTCAGCGGAGGACCAAGAGAGGCAAGCATCGGCGGCCTGGCCATACCGGTAAACGACTCATTCAAGACCACGGAGAGAACGAAGACCTGGAGCAATGTCACCATAAAGCAGATCGGGACCGAGGTGGCGAAGAAGTACGGGCTTGGATTTTCATACGATGCGGATCAGATCAAGATCGCGTCCATTGAGCAGAGCGAAAAGAGCGACTCGGCATTCTTGTACGATGTATGCGAGACTTACGGACTGGCCATGAAAGTATATCGGAATAAGATCATTATTTTCGACAAAGGAAAGTATGAGAAGAAAAATGCCGTGGCAACCCTGCGACCGGAAGACTTCGTCGACGAGGACTGGGAATACCTGGATACGCTGGAGGGAACCTACACAGGAGCAAGGATCTCTTACAAGAGCGGATCAGACAACAAAGAACTGAGCATGTACGTGGGACTTAAAAAGGAGAATGCTGCTGGAAGCAGAGTGCTGAAGATCAACGAGCAGGCGTCAGACATTAACGACGCCGGATACAAGGCAGCAGCCAAGGTCAACTCATCCAATGAGCAGGCGACCACCATAACCGGTCCGATCTTCTTCAACCGGAAGATAGTGGCCGGAGTGACGGTCACACTTGAAGGCTTCGGGAAGGGAAGCGGCAAATATTACGTTGACAAGGTGACGATAGACACATCATCCAACGGAACCAAGATGAATGTGGAGCTCCACAAGGTTCAGACCAGACTGACATACGTTCCGGTCGTGATCGCAGCTCCTGCAGCACCGAAGAAGAAGGAATACAAGAAGGGAGACATCGTCCACTTCAAGGGCGGAACTCACTATGTAAGCAGTTATCCTGGATCAAAGGGATACAGGGTAAGCGCCGGAACCGCGAAGATCACGATCGTAAACGGTTCAGGAAAAGCGCATCCATGGCACCTGATCACAGAGAACTGGAGCCAGACGCATGTATATGGATGGGTCGATGACGGAACGTTCGAGTAGGAGGAGAAAACGTGGCAGAGAAACTGATAAGAATTGGAAAAGTATCCAGCGTGGACTACGGATCCGGAATGATCAAAGTAACATATCCGGATCTCGATAACGCTGTTACAGACAGCCTTCCGGTCCTCTCGCTCAACGGAGAATATAAGATGCCAGGTGTGGGAAAAGAGGTCCTGGTGGTGCACCTGTCAAACGGATGCACTGCAGGCGTCGTTCTTGGACCTTACTGGAATACAGCGAGTCAGCCTCCGGAAAGCGGGAAGGGGCTATACAGAAAAGACTTCGGGGAATCCACGGGAGAAGCGTATATGAGATACGCTGCAGGAGAGCTTCTCCTGCATGCGGCATCAATCACTCTTTCAGGTAACGCGGGAAGTGCGACATTAGCAGGCATACTGAATTTATTTGACCGCGTGGATAGGCTGGAAGGAAGAATGGAGAAGGTGGAAGGAAGACTGACAGAGGTTGAGGGGAAGGTGTGATATGGGAAAGATAGGAAACTTCGGAAAAACCATCACCTTCGAGGTGAGCTCAAATAAAATCGTATCCCCAAAAGACATAAAGCGGAGCGTTTCCGCAAGATGGCAGGCACACAGCCTTCTCGGAAAGAAGCCGAAAAGTGAGTTCCTGGGACCAGACGCCGATGAGACTACGCTGACCGTTGTGCTTTCAGCAGAGCACGGCGTTAAGCCCAGGGCAACCCTGGAAAAGCTGGAGAACGCAGTCGCCAGCGGGACCGTGGACTACCTGGTAATCGGCGGAAAGATTGTCGGGAAAAACAAGGTCTACCTGGAAAGCATGAGCGAAGAATGGAACTGCGTGTGGAACAAAGGAGAGCTCGTGAAAGCGACCGTGGAGCTTGTCTTTAAGGAATACACATAGGGGGCGATAAGATGAACAGAATCAGCCAGATGCAGATCGTGGCCACAGACGGGATGACAGATCTTCAGAGATACGACACTCAGCTCAAGGCCCTCATCCTTACGGCAGAAGGAACGCTCCCAGGGAGCCGGGGCTATGGGCTGAACAGGGAATTCCTCTCAAAGAAACCGGAGGAGGCAATCAACCTCCTGGCGATGGAGCTCGAGGAAAAATGCCTGCAGTATATCCCGGAAATAACGGTGGCCAATGTGGAAGGCACATCAAACACAATGGGGCAAATGGACCTCACCATTTACATCGAAAGGAGGGTGTGAAGTGATAGAAGAAATTCTGAATTTACCAGACGTCAGCTTCATCGATGAGATGACGCTGGAGGACGTCCAGGAGCAGATGATCCGCGACTACGAAGATAAGTATGCGGAGCTTACGAAAAAGAGCTACTCACTGCCGAGAGCTGACCCGATGGCACTGATACTCTTCGCATGCAGCGTTCAGATCTACCAGGGGCTCATGTACGTCGACCGGTCCGGAAAGATGGACCTGCTGAAATACACCTATGGAGGCTACGCAGACCATGTGGCAGCCCTGAAAGGCATCTCAAGGGAACCGGCAAAACCGGCAAGGGTAACTGTGAAATTCACCCTATCTGCAGTACGTCCGGAGCCGATCGCGATCCCGGTGGGAACCAGGGTGACAAATGGAGAGGTGTATTTCGCAACCGAAGAGTATGCGGAGATACCGATCGGAAGCACAGAGGTATCGCTTCCGTGCACATGCCTCACAGATGGAGAATCCGGAAACGGGATAATGCCCGGGGACATTAATATCCTGACCGATCCGATCGCATACGTCGGGAAGGTGGCAAACACGACCGAGAGCAGCGGAGGAGCCGAGATCGAGTCAGATGAGGACCTGATCGAGCGCGTATACATTGCACCGTCCAGGTATTCCGTGGCCGGATCCGAGGATGCTTATAAATACTGGGTAAAAACATTCAACGCGAACATCGCGGATGTCTACGTGGACAGCGACGATCCCGTGGACGTTATCGTGGAATTCATCATGGAAGACGGGGAGCTGCCATCAGAGGAAATAATCCAGGCAGCGCAGGACTACCTTCAGGATGAGCAGATCCGGCCGCTTACCGACCGGGTAACCGTGAAGGCGCCGCCAACAGTAGACTACGATCTGGAGCTTACATATTACATCAACAACAGCGACTCAACATCGGCAAGCACGATCCAGTCGAAAGTGAATGCGGCGGTAGAAGAGTATATCGTATGGCAGCGGAGTAAGATCGGGAGGGATATCAACCCTTCAGAGCTGATCCAGAGAGTCGTGTCTGCAGGAGCCAAGCGTGTGGAAGTCGTGAAGCCTGTATTCCAGAAGATAGCCAAGGACGCTGTCGCAAAGCTGGGCACGAAGAAAGTCACGTATGGAGGTGTTGAGGATGATTAAATTCTACGAGGGAGAACTGGCGGATCTATGGCCGGATCAGAAGTCTCCGGAGTTCCTCGCTCTGAGCTACGCCCTGAAGAATGCAATCATCCTTCTGAAGGAAAAAGCAGACAAGACCAAGTGCTACAGCGACATCGATAAGCTCGACGAAGGAGTCCTGGACTACCTGGCCGTGGAGCTGAGAACCATGTACTACAGCCAGGACCTCCCGATCGAGCAGAAGAGGGAGATCATAAAGAAGACCATGCTGTGGTACACCAAGGCCGGAACCGTTCCGGCGGTCGCTGAGATGATCGAGGTTATATTCGGAACCGGAAAGATCGTCGAATGGCCGGACTACACAGAGCCTCCGTATACGAGGGGAACGTTCGACATTATCACATCAGCGATCATGACAGAAGACGTCATGGAGCGGCTGACCAATATCATCCGGAGAGTAAAGAACGTTAGATCCCACATACGAAGAGTCGTAATCGAGAGAGAGCTTCATTCAGCGATGCATGCTGCAATCTTCCAGGTGGCTACCCAGGAAAGCACGACGCTGAACCTTTTGAGAGGAGACTCGGACATCCGGCCGGCAAGCAGATATGGTGCATTATTATTTGTAACCGCGCCGGAAACAGTGGTCCTGAACCACACGATCGGAGATGCCAATACAGAAAACCATCTCCATCATGCCGCGATCCCGATCACGACAGGCGTGCCTGCTTCGTATGTTACAAACGAACTGCAGGGCAGCGCAGAGACAAGGATCCGGGAAAACATCGCGACCATGGGAGCGGCAGAAAGCAGCCGCTCGACAGTCACAAATGACACGACCGGAAGCGCAACCGCGAAGGGAAAGGTCCTGGAAGCGCAGAGGGGCGTGGCCATTATAGCAAATACTTTCATAAAGGAGGAACATTGAAATGTTAATCTGGAACCCAAGTAAACTGACAGAAGCAGGAAAAGCACTCCTGGCACAGGCGCAGGCCGGGCAGACAGCGATCCACATCACAAAAGCTCAGACCGGATCCGGAAGCTACTCCGGAAGCGAGAACCTGGAACAGAGGACAGCCCTGAAGGCGCCGAAGCAGACCTTCCCGATTTCAGACAAGGAGATCAGCGCGACCAATACCCTCATCCTGAAGATCGCGATCACGAACAAAGGCTCCGATTTTGAGCTGGAAAGCGGATACGAGATCAAAGAGTTCGGTATCTTTGCAAAGAGCAATGACGGGGGCGAGGTCCTGTACTCCATCGCAACAGCAAGCACATCGGACTACATGCCGGCATACAACGGAATCATTCCTTCCGTGATCAACATGAGCTACTACCTGGAAGTTGCCAATGCGGAAAATGTGACGATCAATTCCGGAGGAGCTCTCGCCCTGCAGGAAGACCTGGAGGCCCTGGAGAAAAGAGTGACAAAGGTTGAGCAGTACCGTTCAAAGAAGTACGGAGTCAGAAGAAAGACGTCTGCATCCTCTACAGCATGGGAGCGGATCGGAGACGCAGAGGGTCTCGTGGCAGGGGCTGCCGTTGGCGCAGAGACCGTGAGAAATGACTTCATGGCGTCCGTATACCCGTACAATAAGGTGATCCCGTGTAACCTTTCAGAGGCAGGCGATGTGACCGCATACATGGGAGACGCGAACTTCCAGTGGGATGGAAGCAACGGAGATGTGATGGTGGAGCTGCCGATCTTCTATTCAGACAGATACTTCGAAGAGGACGAGGATGGCGTCGAGTGGGAATACAGATGGATCTCCGCCGGACCGGTTGATGGATTGCACATTCATCCGCTCTTCATCGATGGGGATGTGATCAAACAGAAGGCATACCTCCCGATCTTCAACGGATCGCTTTCAGAGGACGAAACGAAGCTGGAGAGTAAGGCAGGCGTGTATCCGCTTCATAACAAGACTAGAGCACAGCTCCGGACGCTTTGCACAGCCAAAGGAACCGGATGGAGCCTGGACGATGTATGGGGAATGCACGCCCTGGATCAGCTGTATCTGGTCATGTTCGCGAATAGCAACGCCCAGGCGGTCATTGGAAAGGGCCTCTCTGAAATGCCTTATAACAAGGCGGACGGAATGGCTCTGCAGGCCAGAGATGGCGTCAACTACATCACAGTGAAAGACACGTATGCGGCGAAGTTCAAGGTCGGCGATGGCATCGGAATCGGAACAGATGTCGGATACTCCACGGTCTGCATCGACAGAACGATCACGCAGATCGTAGCATCCACCGAAGTGGGATCCGCAAGCTGCGTTCACTTCGACGGCGAACCGGTCAATATCACGACCGACCACTGCCTGTGGACCTGCGTGCAGAAAACTGGCGCCACAATCGACATGATGGAGGCGAACGGAAGATGCGAAGGCGTGGATGGCCGGACGCACATGAGGTTCCTGTACATCGAGGACTGGTATGGAAATGGATGGCAGTTCAGAGATGGCGTCAACATCAACAAGTGGCAGCATTACTACTGCGGAAAGAGATCAAGCTACGCAGACAAGAAGTACGACGGAGACTACTATCCGGTAGCGCACAAGGCTCCGCAGGAGAATGGATACGTTAAGAAATTCGGATACGACAGAGAGCATCCGGAGATCGAGGTCGCTGAAGAAGTAGGCGCTGCATCCACGACATACTTCTGCGATTATTACTATCAGGCCGAAGGCGGAGAGGTGGTTCTCTCTGGTGGTGGCGTGGTCAGCGGCGCGGCTGCTGGGCCGTTCTACCGTAGCTGCTACGACTCCGCGTCGTACTCCGACTGGAGCTTCGTCGGGCGCCCTCAATACAGAAAGTAACCATTTCGAGGGGGACCGGGGGATTTCCTCCCCCGCGCACCTTCCGGCGGGCAAAGGAACTGAAGAGCAATATCATGTCCGCCGGAGCGCCCTCTTTGAAATGAACAGGTAACTCGCAAACTTGAATATAGGGGATGAAGATACGCGCGTCCGGTGGTTATCTCTGGTGGTAACGTGGACAACGGCACGAATGCTGGGCCGTTCTACCGTAACTGCAACAACTCCGCGTCGAACTCCAACTGGAACATCGTCGGGCGCCCACTTTGTTATTTATCTCATTTTTGGCATTTCTCTCAATTTTTGGTATAGATCTGCCGTACCTTCATCCGCAGCCGAAAGGCTGACACCAGGATATCCTGGCGCCTCACCCCTTGGTGAAAATGAGCCGTAAATGGCACCGGTTAGTACAAACATGGAAAGCCGGTGAGGCTAACAAAGAGATAAGGAATACCATGGAACCAATACATTACACAAAACGGATCGGGTATCTTTTCGAGCGTGTACGCGATCTGGACAATATAAAAACAGCCATCAGAAAAGCCGCAAAGAGAAAGTCGAAGCGGCGATCCGTCCAGAGGATTCTGGACGATGTAGATGGATACGCTCTGAAAATTCAGAAAATGCTGGACGATGAGACCTTCACTCCAAGCCCATACACAATCAGAGGCATCAACGACGGAATCATAAGAAAGAAGCGCGTCATTGCGGTGCCGAGATTTTATCCGGATCAGTGCATTCACCACGCATACATACAGGTGTTTTCAGAAGTAGTGATGCACGGGGCATACCAGCATAGCTGCGGATGCGTTCCCGGAAAAGGGACAGACGGAGCAAAGAAGGCTATCGAGAAATGGATCCGGACGGATCCTAAAGGGACCAGCAAAGTCCTGAAGCTGGATATAAAGAAATGCTATCCAACGATGAGCCATGAGAAACTGAGGGAGAAGCTGCAGAAGAGGATCAAGGATCAGAAATTCTTACGGTTAAGTTACCGACTGATCGCGAGCTTTCAGCAGCCAATGGCGACCGGAGGAGAGATGCTTCCGGAATCGATCGCTGTAGGCCTCCCGGTCGGTCTTTACACATCCCCATGGTTCTGCAATTTTTTCTTTCAGGATCTGGATCACAAGATCGCAGAAGAAAGCGGAGTGAAGCATTACACCAGGTACGTGGACGACATGGTCCTGTTTGACAACAGCAAACGGAGGCTGCACAACGCGCTCCGGATGATCGAGGAGGAGGCAGGGAAACTCCTCATGAAAGTGAAAGAGAACTGGCAGGTCTTTCACCTGAGCATACGCCCGCTGGACTTCCTGGGGTTCAAATTCCATAAAGGATGGACCACGATCCGGAAGTCTATCATGTTCAGGATCAGCCGTAAGGCTAGGACCTTAGCAAAGAAAGACTATATTTCACTTACAAATGCTTCCGGAATGGTGAGCTACATGGGATATATTCAGAACTCCGACTCGCATGATTTCTGGTACAAGTATGTGCGCCCCTTTGTAAATATTAAGAAACTGAAAGGAGTAATCAGCCATGAAAACAGAAAGCAACATCAGGCCGTCTGTGGAGTTTGAAGTGGAAGCAATCCCAAAGACTCCGGGAAGACCGTGTACGGTAATCTTCTACGATAACATCCAGGGGCCGCTCACAAGGCCTGCAGAGGGCGAGAATGCGGAAGGCGAGGAATACTTCACCTTCGACCGTTACGAAGCCCAGGCGACCTACAGCGAGAGCCTGGAGGGCATCATTGAGGAGAACAAGGAAGCGTGGCTCGCGGCAGCTAAAAAAGCTGAAGAAGATGCAACGGCTGAAGAAGTTCGGAACACCAGGAACAAGCTTCTCGAGGAAATCGACTGGACACAGACCATCGATGCTCCGATCAGCGCGAAGAGCAGGTCGGAACTTAGAACCTACCGGCAGCAGTTGAGAGACATCACAGAGCAGGACGGGTTCCCTTACGAGGTAGAGTGGCCAGTCAGACCGACAATCGAGAAAGCAGATCCGGATCCGGCCGACGAAGCCCTGGATGTATTGATCGGAGAGGAGGACAAGTAGTATGAACAGAAAAACAAAAGCTCTGGAGGCGAGACGCCTCAATATGTTCTCTGCGCAGAGCATGAGCGATGACCAGGCCACAAATATGCCTGGAATGTATCCGGAATGGAGCAAGGACAGCGTAGACTACGGAAACGCGGAGGAGGGCCAGCCGGTCATTGTCAGATACGCAGGCCAGCTCTGGCGCTGTATTAGCCCGCACACATCCCAGGAAAGCTGGTCGCCAGGCAGCGCACCGTCCCTGTGGGTGGCATGCTCCGATCCTGCAGAGGAGTGGCCGGAATGGAGACAGCCAGGAGGAGCTCACGACGCCTATCCCCTGGGCGCCAAGGTTTCGCATAATGAAAAGCACTGGATCAACACAGTCAATGCGAACACATGGGAGCCAGGAGTATACGGATGGGAAGAGCAAAGCTAAAAGATCATTTTTCTTGTGCGCACGGAGACTTCTCCTGCAGGAAGTACCTGAAAGAATGCGACAGGAACTGCACGGACAGCGGGAAGTGCTCGGAGTGCCGGTGGTACCACATTCCTCTATCCCAGCATCCGTGCAGCCACTGCAGGTGGAAAGGAGAATGGGAACATGGATCTGCAATCACCAATAAGCAGGGGCGAGCACGAAGAATTCCGTAGGCGCATGGAAGAGGATCATGACAGGACAAATAAAAGGCTTTCAATCCTCGAGGAGACCGTCAAGAGGATCGGTGAACTTACGGTATCAATAGAAAAGCTCGCCACCAATATGCAGAATATGACCGACGTCCAGAAAGAGCAGGGCCAGAAACTGGAAGCTCTGGAATCCCGAGATGGACAGATGTGGAGGAAGGTCGTCGGCCATCTCGTAACTTCAATAATCAGCATTATCGTGGGATATTTATTCGCACAGATAGGAATTATGTAGGAGGAAAAATCATGAACACTGAAATTATTATGCAGTACATCACATACGCACTCATCGCGATCGGCATCCTTGCCTTCTTCGTGAGCGCGATCACACAGGTCATCAAAGAGATGCCGGGACTGAAGAACGTCCAGACCAACATCGTGGCGCTGGTCATTTCCATCATCCTGTGCCTGGTCGCAGTTCCGATCATCTGCCTGGCCATCCTTCAGATCGCGATTGTTTGGTATTACTTTATCGCCGCAGTTATCGCAGCATTCCTCGTTTACCTGGTAGCCACAGGAGGCTGGGAGAAACTCTCGGAGATCTGGAACCGTACAAAATACAGCAAGAAATAACCCAGGAGGGGTGAAAGCCTCTCCTGAGTAGGAAAAATGAGGTGAAAAAGAACAATGATTAGTAATTGTGGACATGACGAACACGGAAGATATTCCAGAGGATCTGCAGGTGATCAAACTGGAGGCGAGTGGCAGATTATTCCTTGGTACAATCGTCCATGGAATGTGGTTCTTCGTTTCGAAAATCAACAGGTAGCTCAAATGATTGCTGACATAGCACGAGCTGCTGCAAAAAATAACTTGATTGGATATGATCAAAATCAAAGAACTACATACTGGAAACACTTGAAAGCTTCTAACTATGATCCTGCGCAGATTACAATTGCTTGTGAAGCAGACTGTTCTTCTGGTGTGGCTGCCAACGTTAAAGCTGCTGGATATCGCCTTGGAATTCAAGCACTCAAAGATGTATCTGTAGACGCATACACCGGCAATCTTAGACCAGTTTTGAAAAGAGCCGGAGCCATTGAGTTGACTTCCAGCAAATATCTCACATCCGATAAGTATTTGCGTCCGGGAGACATTATGCTGTACGAAGGACATCATGTAGCTACCAACCTTGACATGGGGGCTAATGCAAGCTGGAGCGGTTCTTCTTCCTCTTCCGGAACTTTGCGAAAGGGAGATAAGGGAGAAGCCGTAAAAGACATGCAAAGGAAACTCATTGCATGTGAGTATTCCTGCGGTTCTTCAGGAGCAGATGGGGATTTCGGTTCTGGAACAGAAACTGCATTAAAGAACTTCCAGCGTGACTATGGACTCAGCGTCGATGGAATCTTCGGCCCGAAAAGTAAAGCAAAATTGGATGAAGTGTATGCTAAAAAGATGGCTGAACCGGACTATGAGAAAATCAAGATTACTACTACTTCCTCTTCTGTTAAAGGAATCCGAGTGTGTGGAAATAAAGTTGCCGTATGTTCCGAACCGGGTAACGCCAATAAAATTGTCGGATATCTTAGCGATGGAAACTTGTTGGCGTGTGACTACCGTGCATGGACAAATGGATCATGCTTTTTCCATTACGGTGACGGTTGGGTAGATGGAAAGAATCTGCAAGGCTGGGTTGCCGACAATGGACGCTGGTGGTATCTGATCGGCAATGGAGAATGGAGATATCCGAAAAACCAGTTGTACAAGATTGGTAAAGACACCTATTGCTTCGATAAAGACGGTTGGATGGTCACTGGATGGCAACAGATTAACGGTAAATGGTATTACTTACGAAGCTGGGGAGGAATGCAATATAACACGCTCTTTGGGGTTGAAAAGAACGGCATCACAGACTATTATTACGCACACGAAGATGGTTCCATGGCTTCGAACGAGTGGATAAAAATTGATGGCAAATGGTATTATTTCCGTGACTGGGGAGCCACTTTCCGCAATGAATTATTCACCGATCCGGCGGATGGAAACATCTATTTTGGCGATCAAAATGGCGCAATGATCCATGATGAATGGAGAGAGGTCAATGGCAATTGGTATTATTTCCGAAGCTGGGGTGCTGCATTAAATATCGGTCTTTGGAATGATGGAGAAAATACGTATTACTTCGGTTCCGACTGCAAGATGAAGACCGGATGGATCACGGTGGGCGATACTACATACTTCTTCCGCGACTGGGGAGCTATGCTTAAGCATGCATGGATCAACACGAACGGGGTATGGAAATACGTCGACAAAGATGGTGTGTATGATTCCAGCAAAGACCGGACAGAGCAACCGGATACCTCGGACGGCAGCATTATCTACGCTGGTAAATTATAATTGAAATGGGGCTTTCCACTACGGTAAGCCCCATTTTTCCTTTGAGATTAATGCCTATCCAAATTACTATCCCATATGCATTACTCCTTGATTGTAAGAGGTTCATAAGAATCTATTATGTTTTTTGTGATGGATTTTCAATTTTCTTCGGTCTCATCTTTGCTATCTGGAATAGGATTTTGAAAATCCGGAAGAGGTTTTTCGTTAACAAGTAATTTTTTGCCTTTATATTCATGATAAAAGTACGGACATTCTTTTTGTGTATTTCCCAATACAATTTTTGATAAATAAAGTTCTAAAACCATTAGGGACGACATGGCATCAACAGCAATCTTAAGTGTCGCATCACTAAATTTATTATATCCATCATGCTTTATGCCTGTATATTTTCTCCACCATGGAATTCCATCAGTATAATTTCTACCTGTAGTTTCGTTTGTTTTTATGCACCAATCTTTAAGCGGAATTAACAATTGATAATCAGTCATTATTTTCACTTCAGTGATATGATTGTATTTTTCCAAAATCGTTTGGGAGATTGATATAATATTTGCAGTTTCTTGGTTAAAGTTGTCGTCAGTCTCAGAACAAATAATCTTTCCCACATTTTCAAATTCTATTGCAGTTAAGACAATAATTTGCTCAAATTCAAAAGAATTTACATTTCCATTTACTAACTCATTATTCCGGGAACTGTGATCTACATATTGCCTTGTATTGTCCAAACGCTTACATAATGAACAGAAGTAGTCCCAGTGATATTGTGCTTCCCTCACATCTATTGCCAT